TGGACGACGACCTGGCCGGCCACCACGGCCGACACAGGCGTATAGTCGATGCTCTCGCCGGCCTGCACGAACGTTGCCTGAAAGTTCTGAGCCATGTTTTTCTCCTCTTTGTATCCCGCTTACCCGCGGGGGCTACTTGCTGTGCCTTTCACTCCGCATTCCGAGTTCCGCACTCCGCGCTTGCTCAGGCCTCACCCTTGCTCTTCGCCCCGCCCCGCGGGTCCTGCAGATTCACGCCGAAATCGTGGTAGCCGCGCATCTGGATACCGAGGACATTGAAGTCCGCCTCCGCCGTCTCGATGGTGGGCGACTCCTGGCCGTTGAGGAACGCGACCTCGATCACGGGCAGGTCCGCCGGGTCGGCCAGCAAGTACCACGCCTTGGCCGAGTTGCCCGTGTACTTCGTGTTCGCCAGGTACCGGCTGACCTCGGTCCGGAACTTCCCCTGGTGCGGGTTGGCGATGGGGTATTTCGTGCTGGCGGTCGTGTCGCGGATCTCCAGCGACTTAAAGAGTTGCGTGCCCATCGCCGAGAGCGCGGTGGGAACGAGCAGGATCGCCGGCATGATGCCGATGGGCTTGCCCTCGGAATCCACCTGGTCGAGGAACGCGACCTCGGCCTTCGTGAGGCCGTCGATGTTCAGGGCCGTGTCGGCCCCCGTGAGGTAATTCTTGTTGCCGGCGGTGAAGAACGACGAGTTCGCCAGGAAGATGGTCCAGAACACGTCGTTGATCTTCAGGCCCGACCCGCGGCCCAGTTTGCGGGGCACGAGCGTGATGGCCCCCAGGTCGTCGTTGATCACGTCCCGCCGGTCAATCGACAGGAGCAGGCCGAAGGTGTCGGCCTTGTTGCTGTACTGCTCCTGGCCGAGGGTGCCGTGCTTGAGTTCCCCGCCCGGCGCTACCGGCTCGTACTGGTCCTTGCCGATGAGGCGGTAACTGGTGACCGCCTTAAAGTCGCTGACGTTCCGGACGGCGCAGATGTTGCGCCAGGTGCGCTCGACCGAGAAGAACCCCTCCAGCAGGAACTTGTTGGCGACACCGGAGAGGATGCCGCCGATGTCGATCGTCGAGAACCCGGCCTCAAGGTTGTGGCCGAACGCAAACCGCAGCACCTCGCGCGAGTCACGGAAGTTGCGGCCGGTGTAGCCGTTGGCCCACGCGGCCTCCAGCAGGAGTTCCTGCAGGCCGATGCTGCCACGGAACCGCCGGCTGGCGGCGTCGAGCGTCTTCTCTTCGTACAGTTCCTCGGCGCCCTCGAGGCGGGCCGACAGCATGCACGCAGCCTCGAGCACCTTGCCGCTGATCGTCTGGTCCACGATGTGGGCGGCCGGGGCCTTCGGGCGGCTGGCGCGCAGCACCTCCAGTTCGGTCTTCGTGGTGTCCCAGCCCTCACGGAGGGCCTTGGCCGCGATCTCGGCGTGGTCGCCCCCGCAGACCTTGCGCACAGCCGCGATCCGTTCCTCCTCGGCGGCGGCCTCCGCCCGGATGCCGGCCACGGTGTCGGCGGCGGTGAGCGCGACAGGAGCGCCGCCACCGGCCGGCACATCGGCCTTGGCCGCAGGGGCCGCCTGGGCCTCGACCTTCGCCTGGGCCGGGACCAGATCGGTTCCCGCCGGCACAGTTGCCGTCTCCTTGCCCGCCGCGGCTGCCACGGTCTCGTTATGCTTGTCGGTTTTCGTCGCTTCCATGACTGCTTTCTCCTTGGCTGAGGCCGCCAGGCGGGCGGAAGTCTCGCCGTCGGCCCCGAGGTCCACGAAACTTATCTCCCCCAGCGTCGCCTTCCGGACGACGTTCAAGGGTCCGGCAAACTCCCGGCCGTTCACAAGAACGGCCTGGCTTTCCTTCACGAACTCGAACTGTTCGACCGATGCCCCGATGCTGGCCTGCCACGGGAACCCGTTCCTGGCCGACACGACGATCTCCCGCGCCGCGGCCGTGTCGCGCGAGACCACGCCGGCGGCGATGAGTTGGCCGGCCTCCACGGCGATGCGGTCGGTGTGACCCACGCCGCTCGTGGCATCGTGGCCGAAACGCACGGGCCGCGACTGCGACGGGATCGCCATGCCGGCCAGGTCCACGACGACCGGGAACCGCCACCCGGCGATCTTCATCGGGCCGCCCGTGTAGGCGACCATCGTGAAGCGCGGCAGTGTGGGCTTACCGCCGTCCGCCTGGGCGGAGGCTTCGATCTGCATCGTGGCCACAAGGGCCAAGGATTCAGGCGGCTTCTCGCTCGTCTCCACGGTCTTCCTCATCTTCCGTCTGGGGCGCGGGTGCCTTGGGCTGGGCCTCGGCCATTGAGAGGCCCAGTTCCTTCATCAGCGCCACTTCCTTCGCCCGCTGCTTCAGTTCCGTTTCCCAGTCTTTGCCCTGTCGCGCATACTCGGCGGCCAACGTCGTAGTGTGGCTGCCAAGGCGCGTGGCCTGGGCTTTGGCTTCCTTGGCGGGGTCCACATGCTCGTGACCGTCCCAGAACCACTGGTGCGGCCAGACATCCACGGAACCCAAGCCGAACACCTTCACCGCTTCCGCCATCCATGCGTCCAGGATGCGGTCAAGCACGCCGGTCTCCACCTGGGCCTGATCCACACGGATGCTCTTGAAGTACGTCTGGTGATCCAGGCGGCCGGAGGCGTAGTTGTAGCCCGACGAATTGCACGCCGCGACGTTGAACGGCATGTTTAGGCAGCGGGCGATCTCGTTCAGAATCTCGTGCTTGAACTCCGCGTAGCCCGTCGTCGGCTGCTCGGCCCGGATCTGGCTCGGTTCCCACCCCTCGGGGCCGAAGACGGCCATGTTCGGCTCAAACTCCATCGTGGCCATCGGCTCGACCTCGGCCGCCTCGCCGCCGGCGGGGGCGTTGGTCTTCATAAAGATGGCGATGTTGGCGGCCGATTCCGCCGCAGCGATGACGGCGAGCGTGTAGCGGCGGAGTTGCGCAAAGAGGGGCAGCGCCGGCAGGATATCCGGCAGGCCGCGCGACTGGCCGGGCCTGTCGGCGCGGAACCAGTGGATCATGGATTCGGCGGGAACCTTGTCGTAATCCTGGCCCACCGCGCCAGTGGCGCCGCCGGGATGGACCTTGAGAATGTGGTACTCTTTCGGGTTCCCGAACTCGTCGAAGACGATACCGTCAACAGAACCAGCTTGGAGGAGCGCGAGCCCCGGCGTGGTCACCTGGTCCGCTTCAATGAGCCGCAGGTCGAGCTTCACGGGCGAGTCGAGGTTGTCGTTGGAAACGAGCAATGCAAACGCCTCACCGTCCTGCGCCCGGGCCATCCGCATGGTGCGAAGTTTGCCGGCCAGGTCCACGGCTTTCGCCCACGCCGCAAACTCGCGCTCGATGGTCTGGTTCGCGCCAGCGTCGGCGCCGTCCCGGCCCACCTTCGCCGAGGCTTCGGCGGGTAAAAGCATCTGGAGGCGCGGGCCAGTGCCGATCACGTCGTTGGCCAGCGTCAGCACGATGCCACGAGCGTAGGAGTTGTTCGCCACTTCGTACCGAGCGCGGTTGCGAAGGGTCTGGCGGACCTGGGGGTTGGCGGCGGCGTCGGCCGAAAGGCAGTCGGCGTTGGCCCAGTGCTGCCGGTTCTCAGGCGTGGTCTGCGCAGAGTCGAACTTCGCGCGGATGAACCGCACGGCCGACCGCACACGTTTTGACCAAGGCCACCAGCCCATTATCACACCGTCCCCGGCGGGACAATTTTTACCCGCGTCAGTCCCAGGCCCTTCCTGGCCATCGCGCTCTTGGATGCCAGGTACTTGTCCGCGGCGATCTGGTCAGGGAGCGGATGCTGCTGCATGCTCCCCGAATCCCCCGAGGCCGAGCGCGGCCCATCGGCATTCTCACGAATCGCACTCGCCAAGTCGTCCGCCACCGTGTATCTCCGCGTCAACCGACCGGGCGAACCGAAAGAAAAAGGCCGCTCGGGTGTTCGGCCCCGAACGGCCTTGGTTCTCTCGGTTTCAACCCGCAGGTCGCGAGCCCACGGATCGTCGCCCAGTCAGTTGTCGCCTACCATGATCTCATGCGGACAAGGCACCACCAACAGTCTTTTGTTTGGTGACGCCAAATCGTTACGCATATAGACCTTCTAGCCACTTTCGGCCATCGAAGCCGTAGGCGCTTACCCCAATACCGCTGTCCGGACTATGGTTCGTATCGTTCTGCTAGGCGTTGTTTACGCGCTTTTGTTGTGGCGCTTTTGTTGTTGACACGTGCGCATTCAATCTGATAGTGTCTCCCACCATGCACCCCTTCGACTGTATACTATATGGTAGAGCGACGTGCCTTGGCGGGCGTTGCTCCTGCTACGCCAGGTGGCACATCGCTGGCGGAGTGGGTGTGCAAGCGAACACAAACGACTTGCATGTAGGGACAGCCGCCCAAGGGCAAACCAGAACACATATTGCAACAGTAACCTGACCGCCGGGGGGGAACACCATGCTCTGCTTCGCATTCTTTGGCAATGAGCAGATGAAGGTATCGCTGTGCGAAGAAGTGCTTCGCTACAGCCCCTACAAGCAAGATGGCGTCTATATAGGGGCCCACTTAGTAGTGTCTGCCGGAGCCGCTCGCGACCGCTATCTTTATGCAATACATCGCCGGGCACTGGATGGCCTCAGGCTGGCGACCAGAAGCGAATGGGATGGCGAAGTCCTGAGCTTCCCATATTTCCACGTGTTCACGCATCTTATGAAGAACCGCCTTGCGACCGCGGGCGGAACACTTACCCTAAGCCTACCCGAACCCGATACGCATGCTGCGTTGAAGCCTGTCCAGATTCTGGCTGATGATGGCGACGGGGCATTCACTGTCGAAGATTTCCTCCACCTTCCCCCCGGTGCGGAACACAATGCCCCATACACTTGCGTCCGAATTGGGCCGTTTCCTGAGGGAGAGATGTCGTATCTCTTCCGGATCGAGTGCCATATCGGAGGCACTTCCTTCACGGACCTCATCCCAGAGGACATGGCCACAGGCACGCGCCTATACAAGGTCTACGGTCCGGACTATGTCATCCGACACATCGAGGCCCTAGATATTCCACAAGCAGTGAAACTACCAAATGGAAAAGACTACGAAGGCCACATGCGGCTCTTCGCGGAGTTGCAGCCCCAGAAACTGATACTTCCGGCCATCTACAGCATTGTGGCGGTAGACAATCCAAATTGCCGGCCCATGCGATTGCAGAGCCTGAATTTGACAAGCGACCTCAGGGATGTCTCCGACAACATCAACCCCGATGTGTACAAACATCGCGACTTGGCTCGAATCCAGGGGCGCCTGCATTGGTTCCTTTGCGATAGCCACAGTCAGTCTTTTTTCCTTCAGTTAGTCGGGCCAATGGCACTCGCGGAAGTGACACCCGTAGGAGCATAAGCTTATGCCGCACATGGACACCACGGCATTCGGACTCCCACCGCCAGGCGATCCGTCGCCCACGGAGTTGTTGGCAAGGGCAGAGCAGGTCAACAAAGGCCTTCTAACTCAGTTCCGTGAAACTGCTCAGGTACTAGTGCGCATTATCGAAGTTGCGGGAGAAGTGCGAGACGGCAAGAGCCTTGGATGTGAGCGGTGTTCGAGTTGCACTCTTCGCATATCCCAGATAGCAGAGGAATGGTTGCGAACACCTCCCTTTGACAGTCCCGATGCGCTCACTGTCAACCTCACGAAATTCGTAGGTTTTCCCCGCGCGCTGGTTCGCCTCATCGAAGCATGCCTGAGCGGCGTGAAGAGGGTTGGGAACACTAGGCCGGTAGACGGCGTTCTGATAACCGAGTTGTCGGAGTTGTGTGATTGGGCTGAGGATTCACACCGGAACGCGCGAAACCACTTTCTGCCGTTTTGCAGAGTGGCCGGGGTTTTTGGCGTTCTGCATAAGGATCTCTCTAACACACTGGGAAAATACTCTGGCTGGCAGGAGTTAGATGGCAAGATTAAGGCACTTCTTGAAAATATACGGTCAGTTGAGGGCCAATTGGACGACACGGCCTATCGCGAGCAACGGTGGAAGGACGCCAATCACACTGAGATGCACGATGCAGAGAAGCGGATTTGCGGCGGCGGCGCAATGCGACCTCACCGCATCAAAGGTCAGCCTGACCCTCGACCCATCTTCGTCGTGGACTTCTCGAAAGATCACATTCTCGGAATCGTAGATCGCCCCATGGAGAATCCCCAACTCGGGTGGGAGTTCTTCCCGTGCCCAAGAGAATTGGCTTTCAGCGTTGATTTCAAGCCAGTTCGTCGAAATGGACAAAAGGATCATCCTGAGGTTGGCGATAGTCCGCTCAGAAACTGCGGCAAGTTCTATCAGGTGTTTAGGATTACGCGGATTGAGCCAAGGTACTACTACTATTCTCTGTGTGCCCACTCGCCGAGTAACCATCCCATGCTGACTGACGCGCGGCTTGTCGATACCTACGACTGGCCCGAGGCTCCCGCGTTGCGGGTGTAGTGGAGATGGTCAGAATCGCAGCCATTTCGGACATGCACCTCGGGGCGCCAACATCGTATCTCACTGTAGAAAGTGTCCGGCAGAGGCTTCTGCGGTCTGTGGTCGATCACGCTAAAGGACATCTTGACTTGCTGGTACTCGTCGGCGACGTGATTGATCTCACGGTGGGACGAGCGCCTGAACCATGGGTGGCCGCCAGGGAGTTCTTTGCGTGGATGGGCACGTGGCCGGTGGACATCGGGCGAATAGTCTATATCCCCGGAAACCATGATCATCATGTTTGGGTGATGCTAGCAGAATACATGGAGGTGCTGAGCAAGATTGGCAGCTTGGCTTCGACCC